CCAAAATACCCTGTCAATAATCCGTTTTCCATATCACTCATCCTTCATATTACCAGTATGATGCACCAATCGCTCTAGCTTGACTAGCTCCAGCATCACCCCAACCACCAAACATATCAGACATTTTACCTGAACCGAATAAACCACCAACTGATTGACCAACTGTACCCCATAACCCTGCATCTGTCCTAGCTTGGTTAGCTGCAATATCGGCTGCATTTTGGTAGCCAGTTGTTAAAGCTGGTAAACCTTCTGCTGCTGTACCTCTAAATAAACTAGCTTGGTTCTGAATAGCTTGGTTGTATTGACCCCCTAAACCATACCCAAACTTAGCTAAATCCATTAATTGGCTTTGTGGAGCATAACTCAACCCTAATGCTGACCGTTGGTTTTCTAACCCTTGTTGTGTTAAACGATTAGCTTCTGTCATCGACGTTAAAGCATCTTGTGATAGTTGTTCTTGAATAGCTTGTTGCATAGCAAACTGTTGTGGGTTAGCCCCACCATACATAGCACTACCTAACCCTAATGTACCTTGTGCAGCTTGACGCTGTTCTAAAGCTAATTGATTACGTTGATTGATTGGGTCACGCACAGCTTGCATAGCATTGAACAAGCCTTGTGGGTCAACCCTAGGGTTTACACCTGTGAAGGTCATTGCTTGTTGGTTAAGCTGATTCTCGTATGCTTGTTGTTGTGGTGATAACCCCATTGTAGCTTGACCAGTGTCACTGACATTGAATGAACCAATGTTGCTTGTAATACCGTATGGCTTAAACTTAGCCATTTCAGCAGCTTCTTTACCTAAAGCCCTAGCTTGGTCATACGACATTTGACCTGATTGGATAGCTCTGTCTTGCATATCACTAGATGATTGACTACCACCTATTGCTGAACCAATTGCACCACCTATTTGACCACCAATTGGTCCACCAAAATACGTTCCAGCAATTGTCCCGACAGTACCTAATATATTACCACCCATATTAAATCTCCTCTACCCTGTAAATGTAGGCTGCATCACTCTCTTTTACTAGAGTACAACCATTCAATTCTGTAAACTTCTTCAGCTTACTATTTGCTTTATCTACATAGACAAGTAGAGCAATATCTGATAAGCTGGCTAGTGTTGACAAGTCACGTCTGTAATAACCTTTCACTTCTCTATTCCATCTATGAACATCTGAATGAATAAACAAATAGTTCATATCTACTAACTCTAAGTAGATGGTGTAATCTTCTCTTATTACTACTGGTACTTTATATATATAACTCATATAACCTCTATATATAATATATATACTATATTAATAGTATATAATCTATTTCCCCTTCTCTTCTAAAGAGAATTATACACCGTGATTCTCATGCTGTCAACACTATTTGTAAAATATTTAATAAACACCTTCATCAATGACAGCAGTGCCATTCTCAATAGCATCTATTGCAGTTTCAATGTTTTCAAATTCAACATCAATTTCATAACCTGATACAATCTTTTCAGGGTCATTGATTGGTAATGAATCCTTAACTGCAAAATCTGTTAGTTTATTGTAACTCACTGTTGTTTACCTCCAGTTGTAAATACATCAATCCTTTGTACAGATAGTAAACCACCATTAATGTCAGCTTCTAAACCAACCTGCACAATATTTCCACTTCCTGTTGTGTTAGTACGTCTATCTTGTGCAACTACACCTTTACCGTAAACTGCTACACCATACAACCCTACACCATAGTAGTCAGTTTCAAAACCTGTAAGTTCTAACACTTCTTTCTTAAACACATTAGAGAAGTCATAAGCCCATTTCATGTAAACTTGTGTACTACCTTCGGTTAGTAGTGTAGCTTTCAGGTATTTAAGGAATTTAAGTTGACTAGGATTACCAAAGTCTAAATACCCAGTTTCAAATGTCATTTTGTAACTGCTACCGTTATCAGTGTAGCCGTTATACCAACCCAACCCATTAGCTTTACCAATGTACAATTTAGATTGTCTATCTACAAAATAACTAACCCCTACTACACCACCTGTAAAGGTTGTAACCTTAGCTGAACCATTGGGTAGTAAACCTGTTGTGTCAAAGGCATAAATCTTATCTTCAAAGCATAATCCGTACAAATTGTCTTTCTGTGAGTAAAAAGACTTAGCATCACTTAATGATGAACGCTGTGATAATTCTTTTTTAACATTTAGTGAGTAGTTACCTAATGGTGCAGATTTCTCTTGTACCAAACGCATTACACTACGAACACCTGTTGTTGATAAAAACACAACATCTGAACCAATGTTCTGAACTGAACGTTTAGCTACACAACCAAACCCTACAACTTTATCAGCTAATGTCATTGTTTCAGGTTCTTTATACCCTTGGTAGATTAACACTTGGTTTCTACCAAAGATGATTAAGAAGTTGTTATGATCTGCAATAGCTACAACTTCATCTTCACCATTAGCCCAAACTTTAGATACGTTAATAAACCCTGCACTACCTGTTGTAAATGAATCACCAATCAGCAAATCACTCCAATAGACAACATCACCATTGGCACCCCATATACGACCATTGCTTGATATTGCATATTTAAACTTAACAGGGAGGGTTGTTGTAGCGATAGCTAACGAACCTTTAACACCTGTAATCTTATAGTTGTTTGTACCTTGGTTATAAACAAACATTTGATTGTTGAACAAGACAAGGGTTACATCACTAAAATCTGAAGTGACTAACACGCCTTGTTGCATGGATACAACTGTTGTAGCTGTTACATAGATAATGTCACTAGCACCATTGCTATCAACATATTCAGCAATAGCGATAGGTGCTACACCAGCTACTATTTGCTCATACCCCTTCCTACTAGACAACCTACCGTATTTATCTAGTACACAGTTGTTAGCTACAAGTGCAAATGAATAATCCATTTGAACAGGGCTATCTTGTAAGTTAATTCCACCAAAGGCAGGTGCTTGTAAACTAACCACCCCTAATTGTGCCATAAAACCTCCTATAATCGTTTCTAAGCCACTTTCTATGTGTTAGTGGTACAATCTATCATCTAATAAAAGAAAATGGCTTGTAGAGCGTTTTAGACTGTATACCAATTTAAATCTTCATCATTCTTAACTGAATCAATAGCAATAGCATCTGACACTGCTGTCTTAGCAAACTCCATTTGCTCATTCACTGTTTGACCACCAGCTTCGCCACGTTCACGTAATGCAAAAGCATAAGCTAAAGCAATAACAGGGAATGTAGGGATGTTAATTCGTGAACCATCAATTAATGTTGTTACATCTGTTCGTTTAATCACTTTAAGTGATATGTCATAAACACCATCTGGGGTAGGGTAGAGTTTAACAATTGTTTCACCGTATTCATTTGTACCTTTTGGTGTGTATGACATAGGTGTAGCTATTGGAACACTACCGTAAGCATCCATTCTTTCTAAATATGGGAGAGGTCGATAGGTTAAATGTGAACCATGTGTTAGGTTAAACCCATATTTGATTTCGCTATCGGCAAAGAAGTTAGTTAATGTATATTCATCTTCACCGTTAGTAGTTTGAAAATCAATGTTTGTTTTTAATGTGTTCCAATCCCATGCTTTTTCAACATATTGGATTGCATCTTTAACAAACTCACCTATTAGTTTTGAGTAAGAGTTTTTGTTTACCGATGTAACTTCATCTTCCCTTAGCCTAACTAATACACTATTAACCATCTGTAAATATGTCATTTCTCTGTCGCCTCATAAGTTACAATGCTAGACATACCACTAGAAGCTGGATTACAAATCAATTTATCCCCTGCATCTAGTTTCATATAACTACCATCAAGTTTGATGTATTGATTAGCTGTTAATGAATAACCATTGATAATGAAATAAGTTTCATTTGTTGAAGCATCAAACCATTTAACTGAAATAGGTACATTGTTCGATGTACTATTAGCTACATACAACAACACAATCTTAGCTTCTGTGTTAGGTCTAACTTCAAACATTACATTATCTGTGTTGGCTGTTAAGTTCTTACCAACTGTTCGTTCCATAGCCATTATCGTTTCACCTTCTCAAATGTTCTGTAAGCACCTAACCCTAACATACCAAACACTAACACCCAAAGGTCTTCATTCATTACACTAGGAGGAGCTGGGATGTTGTTTGTAGTTGAATACCAAACTAAAAATGGGTAGATTAAAAACTGATAGCCAAGTGCTAGGACAGTTACCCACCCTGCGGCTGGTCGCCAAGTGCTTGCAAAACCTCCTGTAGAGG